CAATTCATACCGCTTCTTGGCTATCCCTTCCTCCAAGTCTAGCTTTTTGATTAATTTTGTTAATTCGTCATTCATTTACTTATCTCCTATTTTAATTAAATTGGCTATCTCATCAGTACCCGATCACCACATCGGATAGACGGGGCGAACCCCGTTTCGATTTATGAATTAAGCTTTTCCAGTAATTCCTCCGCTTCTTTTATTTGTTGTTTTAATACCTGATGCGGTGGCAGGATGGTTCCTGTAATCCCCTGCGGGGGAGTGTCCGCCATACATTCTTTTGTGTCGTTAATAAACTCTTGTATTGATTCTATTTTTTCTTCTGTTGTCATCTTTTGTTTATCTCCTATTTTACCCAAAGCTCAGCCGCCTGAGTTTTACCATTCTCATCTTCTACAAGAATAATATCAACGCATTTAAACCCTGCATTTTTAAATTCTTTTCTTTGTGATTTATATTCCTCATCGTTTTGATGGTCATTTTCTTTTATTAATCTCTGTTCCATTTGCTTTCTCCTTATTTAACTTTCCAATATGCTTCTACTCTGTGGCGATTGTTTCTATTAGTCCAGTCTTGCGGAACCCCATCCACAACAGCCAATACATGACCATTTATTGATACAACCCAATTCCCACTAGGGAATTCTTTACAGAAAGAGCTGATAGTCTTTGCTTTTTGATTTGGTTCTTTGTGCTTACCACTCTCTTCGATCATCCTTTGATAACCACGAAATCGTGAGCTTCCATATTCAAAAGTTCGACTGTAATAAGCGAATAATTTACTGCTACTTGTTCCATCTTTATTCACTCTATCACACTCTTTTCTTATGATGTTGTGTGCTTGACGATAATCAATTTCCTGTGCGTTTGCTAAAGCAAGTACCGCACAATCATTGTTCTCACGAAAGGCTCTTGAGACTCGATCATTTATCCTACTAATTTTTGTCCGTTTGTTTTCCATTTCATTCTCCATTGAGTTAAAGTTTAACTACCACTAGCATTTGGTTGATATCAACAGTCGCTTTCGCAACCTACTTCAAGGCTCACACCATCCCTGCATCGCTCAAAAATTGCACCATCGAAGCTTGTGTGGTAGTTGTTTTATTCTTTGTTCCGATCAGCTGTCCACTAGGTTAACCTGCCTGCTGATTCGCAACTAGCCGAGTTGCCACTGTTGTGGGGTCTGACGCTAGCCGTCCACTGATTGTCCGTGTGGATTCGGCTTGACTGTTTAGTTGTGTCCTCAACGCCATCACGGCTCGTCCCTAATCACAATCGCTACTCTGCTCGTCCCACTGCTCCCGTAGTCGTGGTAACTTCATGTGCCTCATCGGGCAATGTGTGAGCCTTTCACCATCGCTCACTCGATCTTTCAGTCGGCTTACTGGGCTGTCGTGTTCCCTGCGAACAAATACAAAGATACACGAATTGCAGCTGTTTAAAATCATTAGTTTTGAATAACTGATCCTGAAAAATGAAACTTTTTACACCACAATATATGGTATGGCTACAATTTTGTACCACAAGATATGGGATTGACATCAATCGATGGATATATATCGAATAGCCCTAAAACGCACGAGGATGCTCTGTAATGGACGAACGTTTCTCAATGACTCATGTTACCTTGGAAAATGCTCAAAGCATAGAGACAATCCTCATAGGGAATAACACCAATCGATATAAAAATATCGAAGGCATATTTGTACCTAATCGATAAGAACATATCGAATCCCTACGCACGCACGCACGGGCAGTTATCGTACCAAGGATATCGATAAAGGCGAATCGATTGCGGTTAATCGATAAAAGTATATCGAGAAAAGAATATCGGTAAAAAGATATCGATAGTTAAATAGCGAATCGAAAAAAAAGTTTTGGCGGGGGCATTTTTTTTGAAGGGGCATCGGAACTCAAATAAATTTTATATATATATATTAGACCTCCATCAAACTTTTAGAAATTTCAGTTGACGATTACCTTAGTTAATATATTTTAAAGAGTATGAATGACACGCAAAGTATATACGACAGTTTGAAACAAGCAGACAACAAGCAGTTGTGGGTGATCGCAAAGGAACTTGCGGAGTCCCGTAAAAAAAATTTAAAACCTAAAGAGGATTCTATTGCTGTTGATCTTGATGACAAGGAGGCTCTTCGTCAGAGAGTTATGGAGCATTTGTTTGCTGAGAGCAAGAAAGGCAACGCACAAGCATCAGACAAGCTCGCAAGGATAGCAGGATTGGGGGAGACTGAACAGGATATTGTTATTGAGATTGTTAATTATAATCCACCGAAGAAGAAAGCGGTAAGGAGGAAAGCAAAATCGACTACGACGAAATGATAGAAATTATAGCGAACTTAAGTTATTGCGAATGTAATGACTGTCATAATTATTTCTTTGTGTATGATTTACCCCTAGGAATAAATGACCCAAGCTATTGTCCGTACTGTGGAATTGATTTTACATTTATTGATGAGAAGGAGGATATAGAAGATGTATAGCTGTTATGAGTGTTGTTGCTTGGACTCTATAGATAATCCTATTATTGGGATAGAGGATATGCATGGTGTAGTATCTGAATGGATATGTAGCGAATGTTACGCAGCAGGGTTACCAGATGAAAATTCGTATTCCGACGATTGAGCCTAGAGATTACCAAGTACCATTTTTAAAAGCATTTGATGCAGGTAAGCAATATTCTGTTATCTCATGGCATCGTCGTGCAGGTAAGGATGTTACTAGCTTTAACGCACTTGTGAAAAGGGCTATGCAGAGTGCGGGTAACTATTACTATCTATTCCCTACGAGAGCTTGGGCACAACGTGCATTGTGGGACAACATTTGCGAATGGGCGGGGGGGAGAAAACTAATTGACCTTCTATGCCCACCTGAAATAGTTAGACGAAAGAACAATAGTGATTTTTTCTTGGATTTGATTAATGGTTCAAGAATTAAGATTGATGGAACAGATAACCTAAATTTTGTAGGACAGGGAGGTAGTGGTTATGTATTGTCGGAGTTCTCATTGCATAAAGAAGAAGTGTCAGGCTTTCTGGCTCCTATTCTTACAGAAGGTTCTGCATTTGTTGTTTTCAATGGCACACTGCGTGGAAAGTCGAATCATCTATGGCGACTGTACGAAAATAACAAAGATCGTAAGGATTGGTTTACTCAGTGGTACACCCTTGAGGACACCAAGACTGCTTACTGGGTTGGGGATGGCGTATCAATTAATCCTGAACTGGCTGGAAAGATTAATCCGTATGACGGCAAAAAATTTAAAAACATTCAAGATGATGTAGATAGCGGGATAATATCCTATGCAATGGCAAGGCAGGAGTATTTGAATGAGGCTGTATCTCAAGTTGAAAATAGTTATTATGGTCACGAGCTTGAACTATTACGCAGCGAGGGTCGTTTCGGAAATTATGCAACCAATGGGACAGTTTATACCTTCTGGGACTTGGGTACTTCTGACGCTACTTCTATTGTCTTTGCACAAATTAATAATGGTGTTGCAACGATTATTGACTATCACGAGTCTACGGGAAAGAAGATCGAGGACTATGCTGTAGTTGTTAATAGCAGAAACTACAATTATGGCGGACACTACGCCCCACACGACGTATCCAAGCGTATGTTGTTCGGTGATCTAGTAACCAGAGCCAAAGAAGTAGGCATAGACTTTAGAAGAGTTCCAAAGACTAACTCAGTATTAGAAGATATTGAGATATGTCGTAGATCTTTGAGAACATTGAGGATGCATACTAGGTGTCAAGATCTTATGGAGCACTTAGATTCTTACAGAGAAAGCAACAGTGGCAAACCTGTTCACGATGCACACTCACATGGAGCAGATGCTTTTCGTACTATGGTGATGGCGATGCATTTGAATTTAGTTAATCCGTACTTGTCACCTTCATATTCCATAAACTTACCCAGCAGCGTTGGTGACGCTGAAGATTATGCTATGGATAATTGGCAGGAAGAAGATAATCAAAGACCTTTATGGGAAAGATTTAGATTATAAACTTTAGAAAAGTCATTGACATTATGATCTTTTAATATATTTAATACACCGCATTGAACCAACCACTGGAGTAAAAATTATTTATGGCTACTGAAGCGGAAAAATTACAAGAACGCATTCTTCTTAATGAGCAAAACATTCTTAAAGAAGCAATGGTTATGGGTGGCTTTAGTAAAGCTAATAAAGCTCCGCCTAAAACTCCTACTAAAATATCAGGTATGTACGCAGGTGAAACTCGAAAGCAACAGGCTTTCAAAAAAGCTCGTGCTGGTGCTTATGTAACAAAGGGTCAAAGAAAAACATCAGGTGGGGTTAGGGGTACTGGTCCTGTTCAGCTGGCAGATATAACAGCAAGGGCTGGATTAACTTCAGCAGACTTAACAACTTTAAGAAGTAGACTATCTAGAAGTGAATTTTTATCAGCAGCTAAGGCAAGACAAAAAGGAGTTTCTGATGATGAGCTTGTTAAAAATGTAGGCAAATCATTAGCAGCGACAGCGGTTTTAAAGGGAACAGCAGGGCTTGCAGCTGCACCTTTAGGTAGTAGTATCCTAAGGGGTCTTGGTGGATTAGGTGGATATCTTGGTGCTCTTGGTCCTTTAGCATCAATAGCAGGAATTGGTTTTGGTTTGTATAGCTCATACAAAAAGAAAAAGAAAGAGAAAAAACAAAGGAAGCAAAGAGAGCGAGCTGCTGACTCCTACACTAAAAAAATGACTGCTGATATCCAAGGTGGTCAAAGAGTAGGAGAAGGAGAAACATTTATAACAGGTGGGGAAACAGTATAATGGATGCTAAATCTTTAATAGCAATGTATCGAAGAGAAAAGTCTAGCACTGAGCGGACGAACTTTGAAGAGCTTTACGAATCAGCCGCAGAGTTTTGTAATCCGTCTGCTGATAACATTAGAAAGAAAAAAACAAAAGGTCAGCGGGATGATGAGCAACGCATAACAGATATTGGTATTAAAGCTCGTCGTATGTTTACTGCTGGCATGATGAGTCACTTATTCCCTCAAGGGCAAAACTGGTTGCGTCTTGTTACACAAGATAGAGACCTGATGAAAAGTGATAATGTTACAAGAGCATTATCAGCAGCTAATAAAAAATTTATTCGTGCTATTGAAGATTCCAACTTCTATGAAGAGATGGGTCAATGTATTGATCACTGTGGATATATAGGAACAACTTCTATTTATTGTGAGTCTACTGATAAGCGTATTCTTAATTTTAGATCTCATTATGTTAATCAATTTTACTTTTGTGAAAATTATCTCGGAGAAGTTGATACTGTTATTCGTGAGTTAAAACTAACAGCAAGACAGGCGGCACAGCAATTTGTTGATGATTGTCCTGCATCGATTAAAGAGTTAGCTGCTGACCCAGTAACATCAACTAAGGAGTTTACATTTATTCACGTTGTAATGCCTCGTATGGGCTATACTCCTGACGCAACAGATAAAGAGGAAAAGAAAATTGCTTCCTACTATGTTAGCATAGAGTTAAAACAAATTGTTAGAGAGTCTGGTTTTGATGAAATGCCTTACTCTGTAGGTAGATTTTATAAAACAAACTACGAAAAGTATGGTCGATCTCCTGCTATTGAAGTATTTAAAACTTTACCATTAATTAATCGAATGGAAGTTTCTCGTATTCGTGGTGCAGAGCGTGTATCTAACCCGCCGTGGTTAGCACCTAATGATGGAAGCGTTCGTCGTATAAGCAATGACCAAGGTTCTATTATCTATTGGAATGCTGGCAACCCGTTATCAAAACCAGAACAGCTACGTCCTATGGATAATGTAATCATCAACGACCAGATGATTGAAAAGAAAGAGCAAGAGATATTAGATGCGTTCTATGTTCCGCTGTTTAATCCTTTAATGAACAAGCAAAACATGACAGCATTTGAATCTGCCGAAAGATTAAACCTTTCATTGCAGTTCTTATCTCCTGCAGTTAATCGATTAAATAAATACTTTGTTACACCAATATTAGAAAGAGCATTTGGAATTATGCTGCGGTCTGGATTACTTCCAGAGCTAGATATACCAGAACTATCTGGAGCTACACTTGAGTTCGATTTAGTTGGTAAAGCATCTATTGCATCACGACAGATTGAGTTGTTTGGTACAATGACAGCAATGCAGCAGATGATGCAGATTGCACAGTTCAAACCAGAAATATTAGATAATGTAAACTCTGATAAGACTTCAAGATTTATTCAAGAAGTAAACATGGTGCCGGTTGACCTTCAGCTTTCTGAAGAAGAAGTAATGTTTATTCGTGAACAAAGAGCGGAAATGCAAGCACAACAAATGCAAGCACAGCAGATGCAAGCTCAAAGTGATGCTTATGTTAAAATGCAAAAGACTCCAGAGGAGGGCTCAGGAGCTGAAGTATTAATGGAACAAGCAGGAGAGTAATGGATATAATTGATAAAGTGACCTACGACTTTAAGTGGGACAATGAGAAGGATTTATCAGAAGAAACCAGAAAGGCATTTGTTAGTTTGCTTAATCCAACTAATGATGATGCTTGTTTAGTAGTAAGGTTTCTAGTACAGCTTTGTAAGTGGGAGGATTATACTGAGTATAATGATCCTATTATTGAAGCAAAGATGAACTCTCTACGGAGTGTGATTCTATCTATAAAAAAACAACTGAACATGAAAGAGTTAGAGGAGGTTACCTATGAGTGAAGAAGTAGTTAATGAAGAAGTTGTCGAGGAAACAACAGAAGCAGTAGAGGAAACGCCAACAGAAGAAACTGTTGAGGAAAGTAATACACAACCAGAATCATTCGTTGGCTCTATGTTAAGCCAAATCGAAGATGATGAAGTAAAAGATGCTGGTTTTTGGAAGAACTTGGAGGGCAAAGATGCTACAGAAGTTGGAAAGTATATTAAAGAGCTTCAAAGTTTCGCTGGTAAAAAGGGTGATATACCTAGCTCCGAAGCAACGGAAGAAGAGTGGGGTGCTTTTCATCAAAAGCTGGGTAGACCTGAAAGTATCGAAGGATATGATTTTACCATTGGTGATGAGTTTAAAGAGCTTGTTGGAGAAGATTCAGCACCTTTCTTTGAAAAAGCATTAGATGGTTTAAAGGAACAAGCTTTTAAATTAGGAGCTTCCTCATCTAAAGCTGAAGAGATGGCTGATTGGTATTTAGGTTATACAGCATCTCAAATAGAAGAGTCTAACGCTTCGATGAAAGAAGCAGAGGAAGAGTTAGATAAAGAGCTTCGCAAAGAGTGGGGAGATAGTTACGACGGCATGATGAACAACATTAAGTCTATGCTTAAAGCTAACGGAATGCCTGATGAAAATATTCAATTCATGGAGCAAACTGGAATATTAAAAGACCCAGCACTTGCGACTACTCTTGGAAAAATATCTTCAAGGTTTTCAGATGATCCCGAAATCGGTCACTTGCAAACAAATACATTAGCTGGTATTCGTGATCAATTAGCTGATGTAGAAATGGAAGTAGCTGATTATTTACGCAAGGGAGTTAAGATTCCTTCGCACATTGCACAGAAGCGAATGGACTTAATGAACAAGCTAGGTGAAGATTTATAAAAGATATATTGACATTCTTAATAAGTTTGTTAATTCTTTTACGCAACAAAGGTGGACAATCGAAAGACCCACCTAAGTTGCCGTCAACCCAGACGATAACTGGTAGGCAAGACCTCCTTGTGAGACAATCAGAGCCGATTAGTGTAAGTTAATTAATTGAGCCTATTAAACAAGGAGTTATAAAATGGCTAATGCAAACGTAATAGATACTGCTTTCGTAAAGCAGTTTGGTAATACCATTGATCTGTTAACTCAGACCAAAGGTGGAAAGTTCTCAGGCAAGTGCCTTGAGGAGTCAATCGAAGGTGAAGAAAAGTATTATGATCAGCTTGGTGGCGTAACTGCTACTGAAGCTACTGCTGCTTCTTCAAGCGGAACAACTAACACGTTCCCTAATTCACCTGATAACTTCATTGAACACAAACGTCGTAAAGTAACTGCTACAGCTTACGACATTGGATTGATGCTTGACCGCTTCGATAAAGTTCAAATGTTGGTTAATCCTGAGTCTCAGTATGTACAACAAATGGCACATGCACTAAACCGCAAGAAAGATATTGAGTTCTTGAAGGGTGCATTTGGTGCTGCTGCTACAGGTAAAGCTGGTGCTGGTTCTTCTACTCTTGGTGCTGGACAGATTATCACTAAGAACGAGTTAGCTAGTGGTACAGCTGCAGCTAAGTTGACGCTTGATAAGATCATCGAAGCTCGCAAAACTCTTGAAGCTGCTGGCGTTGATCTTGATGATCCTTCAAACAAGGCTTATCTTGGTATTACACCTAACAACCTTCACAACCTTCTTACTGAAGAAAAGGTTACTTCTGGTGACTATGCTGCAATCAAAGCATTGGTTCGTGGTGAGCTTAACAGCTTCTACGGGTTTGAGTTCTGCGTAAGCAACTTGATTCCGTTCATGGTAGCTGATGAGTCTGCTGTAAATCTAGCGTGGAACGACGATGGTTCTCACAGCTCAAATGCTGCTGGTGATAAGCCTAAGCCTCCTGCTGCTGATGACAAGACTCGTGCTTGCTTTGCTTGGGTGCATTCTGGTGTTCGTCAGGTAACTAATCCTGCGATTGAAACAGAAGTTACTAAACGTGCTGACAAGCGTTTCAACTACTATGCTTATGCTGCTATGCGTACAGGTGCTGTTCGTATGGAAGAAGAGAAAGTTGTTGTTATTGCTTGTGATGAGTAATTGACCTGAGGGCTTTCAACGTACCTTCTCCGTTGATGTAAGACCCTCTTTTTTTTTGGAGGTAATATGACTAAAATAGATATATGTAATCATGCGTTGCTTAAGGTAGGAGCTGATACTATTGCCTCTCTTGATATAAATCAAAATGATGCAGAAGGTGTAATATATAGTGCCAAGCTATGTAATATTTTATTTCAACAGGCATTAGATGAAACAGTTCGTATGTATGAATGGAACACCTGTAAGAAAAGAGAACAGTTAGTTAGATCTTCAGAAGCTCCAGCGTTTAAGTTTAAATATAAATATCAACTTCCAAACGCATGCATTAGAGTAATTAATTTATATGATTCAAAAGAAGGTTACGATGACGGAACTGTTTGGACTATCGAAGGTGATGAAATACTTTGTAATTATGAATCTGCCTTTCTTAGTTATGTAGCCTCACCAGAGGATGTTAGTATTCTCGATTCTTTAGCTACACAAGTTTTAATTTTAAATCTAGCTATTAAGTTGTCAGTTCCCTTGCAGTTAGATCAGAAAATACAAAATAATTTAATACAGGAATTGCAACAAATCGTTCTTCCGTTAGCTAAAAGTGTTGATACACTTGAAAATAAATATTGGAATATGGAAGAATCTAATTGGCTTAACTCTATTTATAACGATTCACCAGTGATATAATATGGCTTTAGATTTTATTAGTTCTTTTGAATCTGGCGAGATGTCCAGAAATATGGATGGAAGGTCTGACCTTGAAGTCTATAAAAAAGGTTGTCGTGATCTCGACAACTTTATTGTATTGCAACAGGGTGGTGTTGAACGTAGAGCTGGGACTGAGTTTGTAACAAACACTAAAGACCCTTCTAAGCCAGCAAGAATAATTAGGTTTGATTTTTCAAGCACCACTCAATACATTATTGAAATAGGTTATGATAGTGTAGCTGCAGCTGGATATGCAAGGGTTCATTATGATGGGGCTACTATTCCTGTTACTGTAACAGGTACAGTTCCATATACTGAATCAGATTTAAGAGATATACAATTTACCAGAAGGTATGATACTCTTGTTTTAACATCTCACAATCATCCTCCGCAACTTTTAAGGCGTACTACTATTACTCCATCTTTTACTGTAGAAGAAATATCCTATGCGTATCCTCCATTATTAGAAGAGAATTTAACTGCTACAACAATTAAACCATCTGCTAAAACAGGAACTATTGATATAGATGCATCAGCCGCTATATTTTATAACAACACTATTGATGGAAGTCATATTGGTTCTACTTGGGCTATCGAGCATATTAGAGATGCTGCTGATATATCTGTTAATTTTGAAAGTGTAAACTCTAGTGCTACAAGCACAGCTCTTGATGTTAGCTTTCTTAACTGGGAATTAGAAACTAGCTTTCCAGTCAGTAACCAACCTTGGTATGGAAGTTTAATTATTCAGCGTCGAATAAATAGTACAGATGATAATGACTTTGTAAACTATATTGTTATAGCTGATACTAACTCTCAGAGTGAAGCTAGAAACTTTACATACGCTTCATCAGAACCTGAAGCTGCTGGGACTGAACTTAGATTGGTTTTTGTTCGTGATGGTGGAACATTAAGTGGATCATTAAAAGTAACTGATACAGTTCATAAAGGTCTTGTAAAAGTTGCTAGTGTTTTAGGCAGCGGTAAAGTAATATCAAGTGCTACTCACTCAAGTGGAACTATGACAGTAACAGCTAATAGTCATGGGTTGGCTAATAATGATTATGTTTTACTGACTGGATTAATTTCTAGTGATAGTTCTACTCAACCTAATGCTAACTTTCAAATTAGTAATGTTGCAACTAATACTTTTGAAGTTACTCTTTCTGGTTCAAGTACAATTACATTAGATTCTAACCCAATGATTGAGGCATCTTCAGCGGCTACTGCAACTGTTGTTTCTAAATTAGGCAAGAGTGGTTCTGACTCAGGTGCTGCTACAACTAGATGGTCGGAAGCAGCGTTTAGTGGATATCGTGGATACCCGCCAGCATCAGAATTTTTTGAGAACAGACTTTGGCTTACAGGTTCTATTAACGAGCCAGCAGAAATATTTGGTTCTGTGTTTGGTGAGATATATAATTTCCTAACTGGTTCACTTCCTAAGTCTGGCATTAAAAGAGTTATAGACACGCCAGAGGAACCTAGATGGTTAAAGGGAAAACAATTTTTATTTTTAGGAACAACGGATAGCTCTGTGTCAATTAAAGCTGCGGATAGTGATTCTCTTATTACACAAAGCAATATTGTAACACGAGTAGAAAATGCTTATGGTGCTGCGGCACTACAAGCTGAGTTAGCTAACGATACAATCCTTTATGCACAGAGGGATAAATTAAAGTTGCGTGAGCTTGTGTATAGCCAGTCAGAGAATACATTCTTAGGAAACGACCTCAACTTCCTTAGTCAAGATATTAACTCTGGCAAGATTGCAGAATTATTTGTACAAAAAGAACCTCAACAAATTGTTTGGTGTATATTAGAGGATGGCACTGCTACTACATTAAGTTATGATCGTGGCAATAATATTCGTGGCTGGGCGAGAGTAAATACGGATGGAAAGATTTATAGTGCTGATTCTATCTCTGGAGATGGAGAAGATTTAGTATGGGCTTGCGTACAAAGAGATTTTATAGGAACACCTTGGACTCCTAATACCGCTTATGTTACTGGTAACATTGTGTCTTATGAAGGTGTTTTGTATAAATCAAAAGCGGGTGCTGATAGTGGTAACACATTTAATTCTGGTGATTGGGATGTTATTAGTAAAACAAGATATTGTATTGAAAAATTTCATTTAAGAAAAGATTTAGATTGGTATGTAGACTCTGGTAAAAAATTAGATGGTGGTGCTAGTAAATCAATTAGTTCTTCTGATATTACTACTGATATTGTTATAACAAGCAACTCACACGGATTTTCAAATGGTGACTTTGTGAAGCTTAGTGGTACTATATCTAGCCAGCTAAATGAAACACCATATAGAGTATCTGATGGTACTACTAACACATTTAAAATAAAAGCAACAGATAACTCTGCATACATTCGATATAATACTCCTAACCAAATTATAGCAGAAGGCACAGGCATATACGCTGGAACTTGGGAGTTAGTTGATTTAGGAATACAAACTTGGCAAAAAGTAGTTATGGGAAATCCTGTAGGAGATGTTGTAACATATCGTAGCTATAAATGGGTATTAAAAGATTCTGCTGAGGGATCAGAAATACTTTTAACTACAACTGATGGTCAAAATTACACGTGGGATTTACTAGAAGCAAATACTGGTAACCAACAAACTTTGGGTTCTTCTATTTTAAATCCTGCAAATAGAGTTAATATTCCGTGGTGGGAAGAGTCTATTAATTGGATTGGTATAGAAGTTTATAACCTTAGCTTTGGGGCTGGTGCGACAGTACAGTTTGTTTATAATGAGGTAACAGGGCTTGGTCATATTCAAGGTAAAACTGTTCAGGTTTTGGGTGATGACTCATTTATAGGAAATAAGACTGTTGATATTAATGGTAAAGTTACATTGGATAATTACTACAATAAAATACTAACAGGATTAAATTATACATCTTTAGTGTCTCCTATGCCTATAGAGCCATCTTTAGTTGGTAGAATATCTCAAGGTCGTGTTAAAGCTATTTCTAAAATATTTGTTAAGTTCTTTAATACTATTGCTGGTAAGGTTGGAGAGTCTGGTAGACAACTGAGTAATTTTTCAGCTGCTTCTACAGAAGATAGTGTAGGTAAAGCATTAACCCTAAGAGCTGGCGAGCAAAGGTTTTTTGTTGCTACGGATTTTGAACGAGAAAAATTAATTGAAGTTAAACAAGATCTGCCGTATCCTATGACAGTTTTAAGTATTACTTCTAATGTTGATGTGGAGGGAGCGTAATGGCTAGGGAAATAGCAGGTGGTGTTGCTAGTGGTGCTACTACAGGTGCAATGGTTGGTGGACCAGTGGGTGGAATTGTTGGTGGAATTTTAGGCGGATTGTCTGGCTACTTTGATAGCAAGGCTAGAAAAAAAGAAGAAAAGATAATTAAGTCTATTCGTGATTATAATTTAGCAATCAATAAATATAATCGAGACGCAGCAGAGGAGACTGCTTCTTATTTAACTACAGCAGTTAATACCGAAGCAAGGTATAAAAATCAACTGGATGAAATGAATGTGTACGCTCGTGGAGCTAGAGACCCACAATCTGGTGGTGATTTAAAACAACTAATTGCAAATGCAACAATGAGGCAAATGAATAACAACTTGGTTATTCGTGATCGTGATATTCAGTCTGCTAGGTCAGAGCAAGAAAGAGAGTTTATTAACTTAAAATCTCAGGCACAATTAGCTGGTGTAGACGCACAGGCTACAGCTTCTTTGTATTCGGGTATAGCTTCTGCAGGATTAGCACTAGCTAAAGGAAGGACAACATAATGGCTATACAACTAAAAAGAGTTCAACAGGACACTAGACTAAGATCACCAGAGTTATCTCAAATGCCATCTGGGTTAGAGTCTGCTATGATTCAAACAGCTGGTGCTGAGGACAGAGCTGCGGCTGAGTTGTTTTCTTCTTTGGGTGAGTCTGCTAATGTAGCCTTCCAAGAATATACAGATCGTCGTGATGAAGGTGAGTTAATTAGACTTAATAGAGAAAATGCTAATGCACAACAAACCTACTTATCTGCAATCGAAAACGAAACGAATGCAGATGTTATTCAACGACTGCAAGAAAATTACATAGGGGAAAGAAGGCAATCCTTTGAAACCTCTAAGTTAAGCAAGGGTGCAAGGAGAAAAGTTAATCCTACTTTTGAAAAGGGTTTAAATGATACTAATGTTCTTACTCTAAAAAGAATCACTGATATTAGCAGGGAAGAATCTGATCGGCAATTTGTAGACCTAGCGGCATCAGCTGAGTTAAATAACTTAACTACAGATCCTAGAAGTCAAAAGGCTGAAGCTTTTACATCTGCTATTGAGCAGTATAACTATGCACAAGATCAAAGGGTTAAAAATGGAACAATTGATTATGGAACTGCTGCTAAGTTAAAAGTTGGATTTAAACAATCAGAAGATCTGCGTCTGTTTAAATTAGAAAAAGAACGACTAGAACAAGAAGAGCTTCAAAAGATGGAAATATATAGAACTGATGCTGCTCGTGATGTTCAGGGAACATTAAATAATATTGCTGTTCAGAGAAAAAACCAAGCGTATTTAGCTAAAATAATTCCAAGTCTTGAAAAGGATTACGGAGCTGAGTGGAAAAGCAAAGCACCTAGTGATGTTGTGAAAAGGGTTAATCTTGCTGAAGATAGTATTAAGTTTAATTTAACTTCAAAAGATTTAAAAGAGTTTGAAACATTTGTAAAGGGTATGCAAACTCAAGAGCGTAACAATTTTGTTGATAACTTTTACAATACTAATTCTGATTATAATGCAAAAACACCAAATGGAAAGTTAACAGATCTTCAGTCAGCTTTAGATAAAGGCATAATTAATGGAACTACTTTTAAAACTTTAAAGAATGATTTACTTAATCCTCCTAATATAGAGCAAGCAACTCCAAGAATGGTAAGCGACTTTGTTAGCCTGCATGGTCAGATAACAGCAGCTCAGGGGAATCCTAATTTAATTGCAGATGTTAGAACTAAACTATTAACAACGCCAATGCCAAAATCTCTTAAAGATACCTTGGTAAGAGTAAGTGATCAGGCTTTGCTAGATGGTCCCTCTGTTGGAGGTAAGACTGGAATAGGCTACGCATCTGACAGAATTAGTAGT